CTCAAGCGGTGAGGCATAGTCTTTCCACCAAGAGTTATAGACACGACCATCACCTTCAGGGCTAGCCATCATGGTGCCTTGACCTTGTGGTGCCTTGATGTTAAAGACGTTGTTTCTACCGCTATGTGACTGTCCCCATCCGCTCTCAAGTGCCCACATAGCAGCAGCTACAGCAGGGAACTTAAAGTTAGCAGCTTGTGTCACTGCTATTACATCTTGAAACCCAGGTTCACCAGTACGAATGGTTGCAGGAGCATGACCACCACCAATGATTGCAGTGTTAAGACGATCTTGAGTAAGTGGTTGATCAAGGATAGCCCGAAGACGTGGATCGTTGATCTGATTCAACGCATCACGGAAACCCGGTTGCACTTGACCTTGAAGACCAGCAGCTTTAAGTTGCTTATTGAGGATGTCAACAGGAGACATAGCGCCCCCAGTAGCCCTGGAGATCTGAGAAAACACCTCAGGCATTGAAATGGGCTTACCGTCTCTAATGCGATTATCAATGTCCTTCAGTATTGCAGGACTGATGATCGGGGCTTGATCAAGGCTGCCAGGATTACGAACAGCTCGTGAGACAAGACCAGCGACAGCAATGTTTGACTGAAGAGACGGAGCACCTGGATGGTTACCAGGGGTGTAGCCAGCAAAGAACGCTTGACGCCCAGAGGTAATCTCTGAGGGAATCACAGCAAAGGCTCCAGTGCCAGGCTTACCGTTCTTAGACTTACCTGCCTCAATCTCCATGAGCACCTCCTGCTGAGCCTTCTGAGCAGCAGCTACGGGCTCCATGGTCTTGGAGTAAGACTTGAACTTCTGATTGAAACGTCTAAGGGCTGCAGTGGTTGCAGGAGTCAGACTGTAGTGCGGACGCTTGTCAGTGCTGTCACCAGTGAGGTTGGTGTGTAGAGCATCTCTGAAGGTCTTCTCCAGGTCAGCTTGCTTGATACCAGCATTGCTGCGGTTGTCTTCCTGCTCCTTGGCTCGCTGTCTCCAGGTCTGACGAACCGATGCAGGAACACCAGGCTGGTCAACATCTTCAAGGGTCAGCAGACCTTGATCGTACTGCTCCTCAAACTGTTTATCCCAGAAGTCAGCGTTCTTTTGTTCAGTGCTGTAGGCGAGATAGGCTTGGAGACGATCAGTAGAAGCGCCCTTTATCTTGAGTTCTTTGATGATGTCTTTGAGGGTATCTTCATCACCGTTCCAGTTTTCCTGTACCCAAGAAAGAAGTTGGTTCTCAGCTTCTTTAGTTCGTTGGGCTTCTTCCTGTTGGTTGAGGCTCCACTCAGCATTAGCATCTTGACGACGTTTCTTGAGAAGATCATCCAGATCACGACCAAAGCGTTCAGACCAGGAATTACCTTGGTCTGTGATTGCTTCACCAAGGATGCGCTTTACATCATCATCTGAGTAACGGGTGGTATCACCGAGTTCCTCAAACAGTGCTTGTTTAGCGCGAGCTCGACCCAGTGGGGTCTTACCATCAGGACCGTAAGATCTAGCAAGGGTATTGAAAGCTTCAGTAAGGGAATCACCAGACTTGCTACGGAAGAGGTTCTCCATAGCATCCTCTCGCATCATCTCTGATTTAGAGACAATATCTGTGGTTCGTGCTTCAGAGATCAGTGCGTTGTAATCACCACGCATTTTGATCAGACCCTTTGCCATGAAGTCAGCCTTCAAACCAAAGAGACCCTTATCTTTAAGGAACTGTCCAAACAGTCCCTGCATAGCTTGTGTGCGGTCTGCAGCAGTGACTGCTCCCATCTCATCGAGCTGTGCCCGTGCATAGTCGGGCCACTCGGTCATAGAGATCTCCATGTACGCCTTGAGGCGGCCATAGTCCCTAGCCTTGTTACCACTCAATAGATTGGAGACAACATAGGGATCGGCACCTCGTGCTTGAAGACCTTCAGCAATCTTGTCCTGTGCAGCTCCACTTGCGGTGAGCAGTGTTTCTGCATTTTCGATTTGCTGTTGACGCTCTGGAGAGAACTCACCAGAAGCGACTTCCATATAACCAGCGAGCATGTCCTGCTCTTCTTTAGCGGCTTTCCATTCAGTCAGAGTATCACTGACGGTCTTACTAAACTGAGAAAGGTTTTCATAGACTTTCTTAGCATTTTCGCCTTTTGTCAGGGCACTCTTGACCTCAGTCTCCGCATTAACACGGATAGCCTGTTGCCGAGTATCACGCAACTTCTGCTCATAGGCAAAGTTACGATCTCTGTCTTGCGACTCAAGTTGATTCTTGCGCTCAAGTCCACGATTGTAATCGTCGTTGACTTCTTTAATAGCTCTACGATTCTCTTCCATGCCACGTATGACACGAGCATCGCGTTCAGCTATCTTATCCAAGGCTTGATATGGTGCCTTGATTGGATCGAATCCTATACTCCGGGCGTACCCTTTGTAACTTACTTGTTCCATTTACATACCGTTAATGCCAAAGTTGTAGCTGTAGTCTCTATTTGCAAGTCCACCACCACCGCCCCCGAAGCTGAAGTCATATTTACTGCCACCACCTGTAAAGATTCCAGCAACACTCGGAAGAGCGTTAGCAGCAGCTCCAACCCATGCACCAGTAGATGATGCCATAGCACCTTTAACTGGTCTTGGACCAAAGTCAAACTTCTGAGGTTTGCGTGGTTTGAGGAATTTAGCTCGTGGTGTCTTGATCGGTTTGGGAGGTTGAGGAAGACGTTCAGGTGTCAACATACGTGCAGCCTGTGCCGCAATGTCTGCTCCATACTTATCATTAGCAATCTTCTTCATTGCTGCAGCAGTATCAGCCTTTGCGCTGAGAAGTGATTCTGCAAGGATGGCCTGGTTACGACCAAGTGAGGCAAAGACTGATTGAACATTTTTATCTGCACTACGGCCTTGCTGACCTTTAGTAGCTGCAGCACCTTCCGTAGCCATTGCCTTAATAACAAGGTCCTGATTCTGGAAAGCAATCTCGTTTGTTGAGTCTTGAAGCTTTCTATATTCAGCCTCCTTTGCGGCCTCGGCTGCCATCTTATTGAATGACAGCTGTTGACCATAAATCTGTTCTGACTTTGCGTACTGCCTCATTTGAGAGCGGTACTCGTAGTCTTGGATCTTTAGAGCATATTGCCAATCCTGAAGATTGGTTTTGTCTAAATGCCTAGTACGTTGCCGTTCATTGCTACGGTTTATCCGCCATTGGTTTACCTCATGACGGTAGTTGGCTCTAGTACTCTGTTTATTGTATTGCCAGTTCTGAAGATTATAGTCGTATTGACGATCTATTGCTTCATTCTGAGCGTCCGCTTCGGCTTGTCCACCAATACCACCAAGGATGGCACCACCGATTCCTAAGATTGCACTAAATGGGTCCATACGTTAACTCCTACGATAGAACCCAGCTGAATATTGTCCTTCCCATTGCATTGCTACAAGGCTTACCGGGAACGGATTATCTGAAGTAACTTTCATTGTATAGTTGTCAGGTCGTTGATAGATTGGTACCTTGTAGATAAAGTGTTCGCGGAATGGGGATGTGTCAGCAGCGTAGACATCAGCAACACGTACACCAGATACATCCGTCCACTCAAGTCGAGTATTATCTTTTAGCTGAAAGGAGATAGCACCACCAAGACCTGCATAGAAGGCCATACGTGCTGTTGTTGTATAACCTGTAAAGTCGTAACCAAGGTCACCGTTAGAATATAGATACCGTGGAAGAGTAAGCTCCATAGTATACGGATAACCTACATAGATATATTTGGAGACAACGTTTCCTGGTATCTCAAAATAACTACCTCCACCATCTGTTAAGACAGTAATGGCATTTGTAAGTCCTGAGTGCTTTGGGTTTGCCGGATTAGTATCTACACCAACAATATAACGCATAGCCTTACTCAGGTTATAGCCAGTAGGTAGATAGACTTTAGTTACTCCAGTAGCAAAAGTTGGTGTGGTGGTGATTTGCCTCCAACAGTCAAGTGCTGGATCTACAGCATTGCCTAAGCTATTCACAAGACCACCAGAGGACGGTGAAAGAACGAGTGGGTATGAACATACCGTGTACCCCTCAGAACCGCTCAGCAGTGCGTACAGGACATCATTCTGAATAGCTGTATGAATAATGTTTCCTGCCAACTGCCAACGTACCCATGCTGCAAGCTTACGCTCATCTGCTTCTTCGTAATACCTAAAGAGATAAGCATAGGAAGAGGCCTTATTAGTACCAACCCATAAGCCATTCTGAGAATTACCAACAGCATGTGTAATGGTATTAGGCATCCATTCAGGAACTTGCTTGGTTGCCTCGGTTACTGTAGGAGACTCACGTTGACCACGAGTAAATATCTCAAAACAACGAGACCAGTTCTGGTTCTTTGAGACAAACATTACCGTACTACCTAAGTCATGTGGTTGGATGTACGGATCACATTCGTAATTAGAAAGTGTACGGATAGTCGTTGTTGCAGGTGTCCATGCACCATTTTCTGCTTCCATCAAGAATTGTTGGCTACGACTAAATAGCAACAGACCTTGTGGAATAGGCATCACTGCATGGAGAATGGCAGGCTTAATGCTGGAGCAACTTATGTCAATCGGATCTGAGATGACTTGTGTAGTAGCTGTCTTGTGATAGAAGTTGTAGTAGTCTCCTGCCTGTGACATCGACACATTGTCTTCAGTGAGAAAGCCGAGCCTATTATTAAATAGGAACAAGTCTTGAATTGTTGCATCAACAAAGCTGGGATGAGAATTAGAATCATCATCACCAACAAGACGTTCCTCCCATGCAAGAGGTAACGTGTTTACTGTCTCACTCTTATCTAACATGATCACCTTGAAGGTGCCATCAGAGTTACGAATGAGAGCCATTGGCATTGTCTCTGGCTTAAGTCCAGGGGACACCGCAGGAGAACGTGTTTCCTCCCAAGTTCCAACACCAGACGTTCCATTGTCAGCCACAAACTTCAAGTAGAAGTCATCTTTATCTGCTGATGTATTAGCGATCTTCACTACCTGTCCGTGCTTGCCTTGCTCAGGTAATCGATTAAAGGTATCTACACTATTTTGAAAGACACGTAGTGCCTTACCATCAGTACCTGCTTGTGCGGAGACAGTTGTATCAGAACTAAAGGTGAGATAAATAGTGTTATCTATAATCTCTTTTGTGGCATATCCACCAGTGATGGCATTACTGATTCCTGTTACAACTTCAGAGAGCTTTAGAGGAAGTACTTCTGGTGGTGGTGTACCCGTGACATAATCAGTTCGTGTTGTATAGCTATAAGTAGAACCACCAATAGTAACCTTGTACTCAGTGGCAAAATAGACACCAACAACGGTAATGGTGGCTTGACGATTTTTGTTAAAGGTTGGAGTGTTCTGTGCTTGTACTACTTTCTGTGTATTCAGTAAATAGGTAAAGTCATTAATGGTAAGGGTTTTAATGTTGGTTGAAGACCAAGCTTGACCTGCTGCTGTAGTGGCTAAGTAAGCTTTAATCGCTGTCTCCTTTCCAGCACTATAGGTAACTGTTTTCTGAGTTCCTGTTAGCATATCCCAAACACGAACATTACCGCTACTATCTACATCGGCAATGTATCGCTCTGTTTCACTCCTGAAGATTGAGAACCACCGATTATTATCAGAGACAACAGGAGTAGTGTTGGCAAGCATACCAAGATACTTACCACCAGGACGTTTAATCAACCCAAGAGTTGTATCAGGATAACAGTTCAGTGCATCTTTAACTTGACCTGGGAACAGCTTCTCATCAGCTTGCTGTGAGATACCACCAAGGAAGTTGGCTACTCGTTGGGATACTGCTGTCATCGTGCTAGTGTGCGATATGGTTGATAGCTGTTATAGAAGTCTTCTCCTTTCTTGAACCCAAACATGGTGTAGTCACCTTGTTGGCATTCATACTCAAGACAAGAGATCCTCCGCATAACTTCGTAACCGGTCAATGTCTGTGCAAGATCAGTGTTACCAACAAGCCTTATGGCTGCCCTAGCTGAGGCTTTAGCTGTGACGTATGCCTTGAATGGTTGCGGAAGATCATCATATGGGAACAACCATAAGATGTCGAATTTGTAGACCTTTTGTTCCCAAGTAAAAGTATGGTTTAATTTGTCGTAGAGCCGACCTTGACGCATCACTGGGTCATAAGATTGGTTTTCAAACGTGTCACTCAAATCCATCTGGATGACATTAGCTGGGATATTGATAAATCCACTAGAGTCTGGTGTAAGTGGATATTCAAATTCTCGATTGAAAACCCATCCTTCAGCTTGTACCTCTCTGCTAATTTCCATTAGGGTGGTGTAAGCAAAAGCAACTTCAGGATTGGTATGGTCAAGTACGGTCACAGGCGCCTGTCCTACTGACCCGAGGATCTCGTTGACAGCATCTAGTTGTGACGTTGAATAGGTAGTAGGAGCTGGCATAGCGATATAACGATAATGTTATAAACAAGTTTAAAGAAAAGGGAGCCCAGTTAAGGACTCCCCATATGATCACACGTTAGTGATATTGCACTCAACGCCAGCGTAGGCTGT